GACGAGCCGGGAACCCAGGGTGGCGCGGAGCTGCGCGACGGCGTCGTCCCAGGTCACGCGCGCGCACGCGTCCTTGTGCCGAAGCCGGCCGGCCGCGACGGCCGCGAGCTTGGCCCGCAGGTCGCGCTCGTCCACCTCGTACCAGTCGCCGACGGTGCGGCCGCAGAACTCGTAGTAGGCCGGGAAGCCGGGCCTGGTCGCCACCTTCAGGCAGTCGACGTCGGCGTGCGCCGGAATGTCGCTGACGAGGCACGGCACGCCCATCGCGATCGCCTCGCGCGGGACCATCGAGTAGCCCTCGCCGGAGGACGGGAAGGCCAGGCAGTCGATCTCCCGCCAGAACTTCTCGTGCAGCTCCTCGTCCGACAGCCGGCCGGCAAGCAGGGAGACGCGCGGATCGGCTGGCGGCGTCACCCCGTTGGGCCACCAGGCGGCGCGGACGAGGAGCCGGCAGTTTGGGGGTAGGCACCGGACGAGCAGGTCGAGGCCCTTGCGCTTGACGGGCACGCCGAGGAAGCCGAAGGTGAACGGCCGGTCCCGGCGCCGCTGGCGGGGCGGGACCGGGGGCAGCTGTTTGAAGCCCTGCGGGATCACCTTGATCGGACGCGTGCAGCCCGAGGCGCGCAGGGCGGAAGCCACCCACCGCTGCGGGACCACGACCTCGACGCAGTGGTTCAACTGCTCGACCCAGTGGGGGGGCCAACGGTCCGATTCGAAGGTCGTGTAGGCCACGACCGGGGCGCGGCGCGACAGCTCCTGAAAGTCGCAGTGCTCCGGGTTGTACGGGCAGAGCAGGACGGAGCCGAACGGGTCGCTCGTCACGGGCAGGCGGGCGGCCAACTCCCGCACCACGACACCCAGGCCAGTCGGGTCGTCGCGGTAGTCCTGCGCCTGTCGCCGCGACATGTAGAGCCGGAGTTCGAGGCGCTCTCGTCGCCCCGTGGGTCCGGTGCGTCGCACCGGCTGGATCTCCGGTTCGGTCGTAAGTACAGGCTCCAGGCAGGCCCCGGCGACGAAGCGATGCTCCCCGGACCGGAGTGCGGCCTCCACCGCAGCCGCCAGGGGGCGCAGGACCGCGGGCCAGCGCCAGGCCGAGGCGTCGAAGGCGCGCGCCGCAGCCGCCCGCGCCTCCCGCTCCCGGTAGGCGCGCAGCATGGCGTCGAGCAGTCCGTCGGCGGACATGGTGCGCAGCCTCCCGACGGGATTGTCGTAGGTCTCGCAGTCGACTTTGACGTCCGGCACCTGGATCACGACGTCCCGCGCCGGGTCCACGTATTCGGTCAGGCCCGTGTGATTCGGCACGACCACGGGCGTCCCGCAGCAGAGCGACTCCAAGGGGGTGAGGCCGAAGCCCTCGCCGCGGGACGGGTGCACGTGGAAGTGGGCGGAGGCGTAGAGTCGGGCCATGTCGAGGTCGGAGTAGGGGATCGTGATCCAGGTCACGCCGGGCAAGGTCAGCCAGCCGTCAAGCTGCGGGTGCGGATTCGTCTTGATCAGCAGTTCGCTCGTCGGCACGACCTGCCGGAACCGCGCGAACGCGGCCAGCAGTTCGGCGACGCCCTTGCGGGGCCACCACTGCGTCATCGCGAACACGGCCAGGAACGTGAAGACGTCCCGCCGCTTGACGTCCTCCAAGAGCTGGAAGTCGGGAGCGACGCCGTGACGGACGACGTCCACCGGGACCGTGACGCCCGAGTCGACGAAGGCCCGCCGGCAGTAGTCGGACGGAACCACGACGCCGACGTGACGGTTGCACGCGGCGACCCACGGGGTCGTGACGATGTCGCCTTCGCAGACGTACAGGCCGAGGACGCGGCCGTGCATCTGAAGGATGCGCTCCGACTGCTTGGGGAAGCCGACGAAGACGGCGAGCTGCGCGTCCAGGGCGTGCCGGACGTTCGTGCCCGGCACGTTGTGAGGGTACATGCCCGTCGTGCAGGTGATGGCGAGGTCGTTGCCGTAGACGACGGCCAGGTGGTTCGCGACCGCGCGGGCCACCCGTCCGATGCTGCTCGGATCCTGAAAGTTGGCGTAGACCTGGATCGTCGGGCGGTGCGCTCGCCGCATGGGGCTGGCTCCGGCGCGGCTACGCGAGGGCGAGCGTGGACACCTTGACCGTAAATTCGTTGTCGGCCCCGGCGTTCGGGATGATGCCCAAGTACAGCTCGTGCTCCTCGTGCGTGTAGACGGCCCGGTTCTCGTAGGCGGCCATGAGCCCGTAGGCCCAGATCGCGCGCTGCGTCACCGGCGAGAAGTAGTAGTAGCCACCGGCCGGGTCGTAGTGCTTCTCCTGGCCGCTGTAGGCGACGACGTTCGCGGACCGCCAGACGAGGTTGGGCATGTAAAAGCCGTCCTGCCAGCGGTCGAGCACCCACACCTCGAAGGCCGTCGCCGAGCCCGCGAGCTGGACCACCAGGACGGACTCGAGGAAGCCGCGCGGAAAGGCCCGGAAGGCCATCATGTTCGGGTTGGGGTTGAGCGTGCCGGCTCCGCCCTGGCGCGCCCAGAAGCGGTCCTTCGCCCAGTCGTCGACGTGCGACGCCACCGCGGTGGCGCTGACGCCGGACAGGACGGTCGAGGCGACGCGCAGTCGGTTCCCCGGATCGTTCGTCGTGTTCAGATACTTGCTGACGGTCATGGCGGCCTCCTAGATGCGTGCCCCGCACCGGGTGCGGCAGTAAGTCAGGTTGCAGGTGTTCAGCGAGACGGCCCCGGCGTAGGTGTCGGCCAGCCGGGCGATAAAGACCTTGAAGAACGCACCGACCGGGTCGAAGTCCGCGGTCGGCGACGGGATGAGCGCGGTCACGTCGAGCGGCTCGTTGCGGAAGAACCAGACGTTGTCGCCCGCGTTGTACGGCGGACTGAGCAGGCGCGCCGCGGTGACGGTGGCCGGCCCGAGGTCGTTGACGTAGCTGTACGTCTTGTCGCCGCACAGGTACACGCTGGCCGTGAGTTGCAGGGTGTTGCCGGGCGCGGGCGGCGCGCCGCCGGCGAGTTCCACCTTCAGGTTCAGCCGCAGGAAGTCCTGCCCGGCGCCCGTCGCCGGGTTGAAGTACCAGCGCCGCATGCTGTAGGGGAGGTCGCGGGCCAGGAAGACGATCGTCGGGGAGCCGTTGGGGAGCACGCCGTCGCCGGTGAAGCGGTAGTGCGAAAGGTCGAACGAGATCTCGTCGGCCAGCCCTTCCGTCGCCTCGACCTCCTCGAGCGGCCAGGACGGCCCGGACTTGGTGAACGTGAAGAACGTGGGGGCCGCGCCGCCCAGGCGCAGCACCCCGAGCACGCAGTCCGTCTCGGCGTTCAGCGCGCCGGCGGCGACGAGGTGGTAGGTCGGCAGCAGGTTCGGGTCGGCGGACCACGGGCAGCGGACCACGAGGTACACCCAGGACACCGGGAAGGCGATCATGGTGAAGTTGATCGTCGTCACGTTCTGGTGCGTCACCTTGACGAGCAGTCCGTTCGGCAGCCTGGCGGTCGCCAGCCAGCCGGCCCCGGCCGCCGCGGCCCTCAGATTGAGCCGCCAGTTGTTGCCGCCCAGGAACGCGAACGTGATCGTCCAGCCGCGCAGGGCCACGGCGGGAGACCCAAACCCGTCCTTGTCGTTCCATATCTTCGTCGACCGCGGCTGGCGGAAGCGGTGCAGGATTTCGGTGGACACGCGGCCTCCTTCACACGTACAGCGCGCCGACGCGGTTGCGGGCGTAGTACATCACGGCCCCGACCACGTAGGCGGTCCCGTTCCAGTTGTCGGCCACGAGGTCGGCCCGCCGACTAAAGAGCAGATGGTAAAAACGATCGACGGCTGGCGAGGCGATCGCGAACTCCAGCGCAACCACGTCTCCGGAGCCCTTGCCGAGCATGTCGTATTTCTGCTGGTCGGTGCCCGTCGGGACGGCGGGGTTGTAACTGCCGCCGTCCACGATGCTGCACCAGTCCAGGTCCACGACGATGTCGCGGCCGCCGACGACTGCCGACACCGCGAGCCAGAGCTTGACCGTCAGGTCCGCCCCCTGCGTGGGATCGGCCATGATGTGCGGGTCGAGCTCGTGATAGCTCGGGACGAAGACGTCGGCCTCGAGGTACGTGCGAACGCCGGTCGGCCACAGGGTCCCGTGGTTCGGCATGAACGCGCCCGAGTTGAGCTGCTGTCCCAGGGCGAGCGGCTGCACTGACCGCACCGCGTAGCCGTGCACCCCGTACACCGAGGACACCGGGAACGTCGCGCCGCCCCACCGGGGGCGCGGCGGCATGAAGATCATGGCGTCGGTGACGTTGCCGACGCCGGGCTTCTCGATCCGGGCGAGCAGGGTGTCGATCGCCGGATTCCAGGCCCCCACCGTGACGCAGAGGAACGTCGCCGCGGCGGCCGGCGTACCCCACACGTGGCGGCATACGATCAGCCGCGTGCCGACCGTGGCGGCCCCGACGTCGAGGTCCTCCACGATCGCGTCCGTCTCGTGGATCACGACGCCTTCCGGCGTCACGAGGCAGTTCTCATAGGCCACGCCGTCGTCGTTGCGGATGCGCACCGTCGCCGTGCCGCCGACCGCGACGACCTGGAAGCCGCTCTTCGGGCCGGGGGCGACGACGGAGACGAAGCGGTCGTTGACGGACTCGCTCGTCCGCGGGTCGTGGTAGTTGATGCGGATCCTGCGGGTCATGGCGGCGTCACCCCCCAGCCGATGGTCCAGAAGATGAGGAGCTTGTACTCGTCGTGCTTGGTGATGCCCGCGATGGTGCCGTCGGGCTTGCGCGGGGCAAGGCGGGAGTAGAGCTTGCCCGCGTGCGTGGACAGCACGACCTCGTACCACGTGTGGGCCGGCGTCCCGTTCGCCTCGCCGTAGTCGACGACGCAGGCGAAGTTGATGCGCAGGTTGGCGAAGTCCACGGCCCGCGTGAGCTGGCCGGCCGAACTGGTCCAGCCGAGCGCGCAGTCGCCGAGGCCCATCTCCCACGAGGTCGGCGCCGGGTTGTCGCCGAGGGACAGCCAGCGGACGTCCTCGTCGGGATTGCCGGCCATCGCGGACAGCATCGCCATGTAGGCCTGCTTGACGACGGTGTTCGACTGGTAGAGCAGCTCCCGCCGTCCGTCCCGCCATTCGGCGATCGCCCGGACACGGCCCCAGGCCCGCCAGCCGATCGTGCTTTCGAGTTCCAGCCGCTGCTCCACGTCCACCCCCTCACGCCGGACAGGATACCGCCGGTGGCCTCTCAGGTCAATACGTTGTCCCACGGCCCGGCATCGTCATGCTCGGTGCCGTCGTCCCAGAACCAGGAGCCGACGAACTGCCAGTAGGCGTAGTCCGTGGCGGCGCAGACGTGCCCCTGGGGCGTCCAGGTCCAGCTCCCGTAGGCGTAGCCGTAGCCGTCCGGCTGCGCGTAGCCGTAGCCCGTCCAGTAGCCGTAGTAGCCGCACAGGTAGTCGTAGTAGTACAGCCACAGGTTCTTCTTGAGGAGCCGCGTGTGGATCGGCTGAATGAGGGGGACGACTCGCTGCTGCAGCCACTCCCAGACGTGCGCGTCGTAGGCCCCCTCCACGACGACGTCATTCCAGAGGTTGACGGTGTAGAAGGTGGTCCAGCCGACGACCTGCCCGGCGTCGAACTCGGCCAGGTAGGCGGCCGGGATGTCGTACTCGAGGATCTGAAAGTCGTCCATGGTCCCGCCGTCGTCCATGGTCCCGCCGTCGTCCATGAACGCGCCGATGATGAACTCGACCAGATCCTTCGTCCCGCCCATGTAGTGCGGCCGGTCGAGCAGGCACTCCCCGATCGTAATGTGGAACCCGAACAGGGCGTAGGCGACGCGGTAGCACTCGTGCGAGCCGCGCAGCTTCCAGACCTGCATCGAGTGGCGGAGCGCCTGGCGCATCCACGGGTCCGCCATCAGCTTCGTGTAGAGGCCGCCGTAGTTGGAGGCGAACCGCTCCCAGTAGTCCCGCGGGACCCGGTCGGCGTCGACCAGCTCCGGCAGGTCGATGACCTTCTGCTCGCACGCCGAGATCACGACGGACACGGCCAGGTCAAGCCACACGTCGACGAGGTCGCTGTCGTGGTAGTAGACGTCGAGCGCGTTCTCCTTCAGCCAGCCCTTTGTGATGATGGGATCCACGTGCGCCCCTTAGACGTAGTTGACCGTGACGGCGGCCAGGCGCACGCACTCGCCGGCCGCGGCGTCCACGACCACGTTGCCGGTCGGGGCCTGGACGATGCACCACTCGACGTCCTCCAGCGCCTCGATCGCCTCGTAGATGTCCGACAGGTAAATCGGCGCTCCGATCTCTACCTTGTCGACGGAGAACACGGCGCGGATCGCGGCCGTCACGGCCGCCGTGACGTCGGCCTGCTGCGCACCCAGGACCATGTGAACCTGCACCGTGACGGGCACGTCGACGAAGGTCGGGTCGTAGATCCAGTTCTGGACGGTGATGATCTTCCGGCGGTTGAGGTAGTCTAGCAGGGCCGCCTTCAGGCCGGCCGAGCACGTCTGTAGCGTGTACGGGTTCGCGGCGGACGCCACGTAGATCCCGACCGCATTCGCCAGGGTGTTGGCGGCGACCAGCGTCGCCGTGCACTTGGCGACGCTCCCGTAGGTCGGATCTTGGAAGCTCAGGGCCAGGGCGCGGATCGCGTCCGCGGTGACGCCCATGTCCACGGCGCGCCGCCACGGCACGAGCAGGCTCTTGACCGTGCGCCAGTCCACGTAGTCGAGGCCCCCGGACGCCGCCGCCGCGTTGTCGCAGGCGACCGTGATGGAGACCCCGAGCTCGGTCGCGAACCAGGACAGCGTCTCGTCCTGCCAGACGTGCGCGCCCGCGTTGCCGGCCGCGCCGGACGTCTCCAGCCAGGACAGTTCGATGGAGGCGCCGGCGGGCGGCATGCGGCCGGCGAAGCGGTTGCCGAACTGGACGACGGTGCGCTGCTCCTCGTCGTACATCGCCTCGAAGGTCCGCTCGTCGTAGTCGGACAGCCCGATCGGGCTTTCCTCGGTCCACGGAACTCCGGCGACGGCGCAGGCGATCGAGGCGTAGGGGATCATGGCCGAACCGACGATGACGCGCTGGTACGACAGGCCGGTCCCGCTGCTGACCAGGGTGCGCCTGACCGCCTGCGTGACCGTGACGACGAGCGTCGTCTGACCGGCCGCGAGCACGCCGCCGCCGCCGTAGTACCAGTCCACGCCGCCCGCCGTCTTCGCGAAGGCCGGGACGGTGACGTCGACGCCGAAGGGCGCGCCGGCCCCGGCGAAGTCCAAGGTCACGTCGCACAGGGCGGCGTTGGGCCCGCGCACGCGGTAGCCCTCGCTCTTGGCGATCCGCAGGACGGACTCCTTGAGGCGGGCGGTGAGCAGGTACAGCTCGCTCGCCCGGTAGTCGATCGAGTGCTCCATCATGTCGCCGACGTAGGCGATGAGCTCCAGCAGCAGCCGGCCGACGCTGCCCGGCGTGGTGTCGGTCCAGATGGCCGCCTTGGTCGGATCGGCCGCGATCTCGGCCAGCACCTCGTCGACGATGGTCTGCCACTCGCGGGCCGCGTACTTGAGCGTCATGCCCTACTCCTCCGCCAGCTTGACGGTCTGCTCGGCCGCCCGGTCCTGCACGGGATGGAAGCGGACGACGGGTTCGACGTCTTCGGCCAGGCCGGAGCGCGACGGTGCGAAGGTCACGTCGTCGAGCACCACCGGGAGCTGACCCTGCATGTCGGCGATGCGCTTGCGCAGCAGGATGCGCGCAGCCGTCCCGTTGGGCTCGTGCATGAGGGCTTCCGCCCCCGCGCCCCAGGTCGGACGCATCGGCCGGCTGCCCCGCGTCGTCATCAGGTACTGCCGCACCCAGGACTTCGACAGCGTGCCGAGGTCGGAGGACTCTTGGATCCGTCCGTCGGCTCCGTTCTGCAGGGGATAGGTGGGTCCGCGCATCGTTCGGTTTCTCCTCCCCGGAAGGCCGCCAGCGGCGGCCCCCGGGGGTCGAGACGCCAGCCCCGACGGAAGACACTGTACCACCCGAGAGGGGCCGTGTCTATGGCTTCGACGCCGCGGCCTATCGCTTCTTGAAGTACATGCAGGCCGGGGCGTCAGAGCTGCGCTGAACCGCCTCCGGACGGAAGCCGCACTGCTCCAGCGTCCCGCCTTGATGGTAGGCGCAGACGGCGCAGGTTTCTGGCGGCGCGGACGTCCGCTTCTTGGCGTAGCCGCAGGCCGGCGTCCCGTTGGTCCGCCTATACTTCGGACATGGCGTCGCGCCGCAGACGTCGGCCTTGATGACGTACCGGCAAGGCAGGCTCTCGCAGGTGTGTTGTGCCATGGTTTACCCTCACGCAGTAGGCTTCGCGTACACACGATAGGCCGCGCCCCACCAGCGGTTCGCGGAAATCTTGACCGAGAAGCTGCACCACGCGTCGCTTACCGGCAGCGACGTCGCGAACGGCCCGAGCGTCGCCGCGTACAGCTGGTTCTCCAGGCCGACTTGCGGCGTCAGCGTGCGTTCCCCAAGCTGCGTCGAACCGGCCCCGCCGGTCTGCACGCCGTTGTTGTTCCGCATCTCGACCGCCAGCGTGTTCGCCGCGCCCGTGTCGCAGGCGAAGGCGGCGTCGAGCCAGAGCTGCCAGTTGCCGGAGCCGTACAGGGCGTCGAGGAACGCGACGGGCAGGTGGAAGGTGTAGGTCAGGTTTGAGGTCGTGTAGTTGTAGGACGTGTTCGTGCTGCCCGCGCCCTTCTGCGGCGTGGTCGGCTGCATGGTTGCGATCGTGACGCCGTAGGTCGGGCCGGGATCGCCGGGCGGGCCTTGATCGCCAAGCGGGCCTTGGTCTCCAGTGGGGCCGATTTCGCCGACCAGACCTTGCTCGCCCGGCGGCCCCTGTGCACCGTCCGGGCCGGGGTTCCCGTCCGGGCCGCGCAGCCCAACGGGTCCCTGTGCTCCGACAGGCCCCTGGTCGCCCACTGCACCTTGCGGACCTGGCGGCCCCTGGTCTCCCGGCGGACCCTGATCTCCTGGCGGACCTTGGTCGCCGGTCGGCCCCTTGTCGCCAGCAGGTCCCTGGTCGCCAGTCGGTCCTTTGTCTCCGGGAGGTCCTGGCGGTCCCGGCGGCCCCCCGCCGCCGGTCTCAAAGACCATGCGGCCGGACCCGTCACGGTACACGAGCCCCTTGCCTTCCTCGCAGGCGTCGTCGTCCATGAGGACGCCGACTACGGCCGCGACCAGGGCGGTGAACGCCTTGTCCGTTTCGGTCAGGTCCGCGGGCGGCAGCGTCGCGACGTATTCACGATAGGCGGCCACCGACGCCGGGATGCGGTCAAGCAGCTTGCCCACGTCACACCTTCCTGGCGCGCACGAACGGGGAGACGTCCACGTGGCCGACGCCGGTGAACGGGCACACCGTCTCGCCCGTCACGACGCCGGCGGTCGGCAGCAGAACCTGCGCCCCGAGGTGGAGGAGCTGCGCGACCACCAGGCCGAAGCCGGCCGCGGTCATCTCGACCCGAAAGCCCGTCGCCCCGTTCTCCAGTGCGAACGAGCCGTCCGCCTCCAGCCGCAGGACGTGCGACTGCGGCCCGAGGGTGACGCGGAAGAGGGCGTCGTTCTCGAGCTCCAGCTTCGTGTTCGTGCCCTTGAACTCCACCGTGACGCGCTCGTTGGCGTCGTCAACGGAGACGCGCGCCGAGTCCGTGTCGAAGCTGCGCACCTCCGCCGACTGGGCGGCCGAGGAGGGGGCGTGGCGACGGGTCGGCGTGCCGGCGCTGTAGTAGGGCCGGTTGATGTCGCCGAAGAGGAACTCGACGATCACCGGCGACCCTTTGCGCGGGACGGCCGAGACGCCGTGCTCGGACGGGCCGAGGACCGCGGCCTTCGGGGGCGCCCAGTGGGGCAGCACGCAGGCCGAGATCACGGGCACCTCGACCCGAATGCGGCCGAGGCCGTCCGGGTCGGCGTCGTCGCGGCAGTAGCCGGGGTAAAAGGAGTAGTATCGCCCGAAACCTTCCAGTCCGTCGGCTCCCACTCCGCGGAGTGCGATCTCTTTGATCGGCTCGGTCATTCGCCCACCCCGAAGTCGAGGCCGAAACCGGCGCCGGCCAGCCCCGCCATGTCCGGGCTCTGCGCGTCGATGACGAAGCCGCCGGCGTCCAGCTCCGCCACGCGCCGCTCGATCTGTGCGATCTGCTCCGGCGTGAGCAGGTTCCCGCTCCCGGTCCCGCGGTGGTCGGTGCTGTGCCGCGACAGCTCCAGCGACACGTCCACGATCGGGCGCAGCTTGAGCACGCGGCCGACCACGTAATACGGGCCGTCCGCGGCGTCGTCGAGGTTGACGACCGCGATCTTCGCGCCGACGGTAGGCGTCCCGTTCGGGTCCCACTCCCGGTAGGACAGCGTCGCCTTCGTCACGCGGTCGCGGGCCTTCCGGCGCTCCGCGCGCCCCTTCGCCTTGGCCGCCTCGCCGGACCAGTCCGCGGAGGGGTCCGGCGGCCCGTGGTCGAACTGCCCGTGCCGGCCGTCGTAGTCGGCCTGCTCGCCCAGGTCCTGCGGGATCGCGGTCACGTTGACGCCGGCCGCGTCGTCCGGGTTGAACAGGCTCATGGAGCCCAGTCCCGGGTCGGAGCCGCCGCTCAGTCCCGCCTTGTCCTCGGCCTCCACGCGGTCCGCCAGGGCGTCGAGGTTGACCGTCTTCCGACTCGTGGCGCGGGCGGCAATCCAGCCGCCCCGGCTGCCCTCGACGGAGAAGGTGAACAGGTGCGCCTCGCCGTCGTAGGTCCGGACGGGGCGGGAGGTGACGCCCTTCGCCCGCGGCCGGAAGTGGACGCGACGGTCGATGCAGATCAGGTCGCAGTCGGAGCGGTCGGCCAGCTTCTTCAGGAAGGACCAGTCGTCCTCCCGCTGGTGCAGGGTGAAGCGCGCCGCGTCCGGCCCAGCGTCGAAGCGGACCTCGCAGCCGTACTTGCGGCAGATCGCGTCCGCGATCTGGCGGACGGTCTTCTCCTTCCAAACGGCGTCTTCGGGGGCGCGGGCCGCGCGCGCGGCCAGTCCCTTGAGCTTCAGCGTCCAGTTGATGCGGCCGGGCCGGTGTTCCTTCTGCGGCGGCCCGTCGATCGTCGCCAGCCGGCTCGTCAGCCACGGCGTGATGCCCGACTTCACCTGCACGTCGGCCCCGCGCCAGAGGCGGCAGTCGGAGCCGAGCTCCTTGAGCGACCAGCCCGTCACCGTGTAGAGGGGGAGCTTGTTGACCTTCTCGTCGACCTCGAGCGACTCGGCGACCAGATCCAGCCGCACGCCGGCCGCGTCGTGCAGGTATATTTCGATCGTCCTCACGACGCCAGCATCCTCGCCACGGCCGGCTTCGAGGGGATCTTGAGGGCCAGGCCGACCGGCAGATCCCAGGGCCTGACGAGGTCGTTCACCTGCGCCAGAATCCACCACAGATATTGATTCCCATACCTTGCTGAAGCGATCTGCCAGAGCTGCTCGCCTTCCGTGACCTCGTGGATCACGTATTCGTCGCCCTCGCACAGCTCGCACCGGGGCGGCAGGCCGAAGAACAGCTCGTGCCCGTCCGGCGTGTCGACGTAGTTGTAGAGCGGCGTGCGGGTAAAACGACTGTCCTGGCGGAGCCTCATGTCCGGTCCCTCGTCGCGTTCTGGTCGGCGCGCTGCAAGGTGAAGGTCACTTTCATGATCGGCGGGTAGGTCGTCCCTTCGTCCAAGTTGACGTTGCCTCGTCCTTCAACAGACAGCGGCGTGCCGGGGTCGAACTCCCACTCGGAGTCCTCGTCGACGCCCGGCATCGACAAACCGAACCGGGGCGGCCCGGCCCGCACGGTGCTGCCGAGCACGGCCGGCCGGGCGCGGGACCGGAGCCAGCGCACCGGCTTCTCCACGTCGAGGTAGGTGGACTTGCGCCGGACGAAGGTCAGCTCCAGCGGGATCCGCTCGTCGCTGGCCGTCCAGAACGTGGCGACCGCGTTGCGGAGTCCCTGCGGCACCTTCTCGCCGTCGATCCCGATCTCCATGGTGAGCCGCTCGGGCAGCTCGAACTCGATGGACGAGCCGTCGTCCAGGTCCACCAGCGTCGCCAGCGTCTTGCTCGTCATCGGGCCGCCTCCTCCTCGGCGAAGCCGAGCAGCGTCTGGCCGAGCACGCGGCCGTCGACGACGAGCTGGACCGGACGCTTGAGCAGGGCCAGGACGGAGGCGTGCTGCTTGCCGATGATGTCGGTGGCGAACCTGATCTGGTCGGCCCCGTTGCGGGACAGGATCTCCGCCACTTCCGGCGACAGCCGCACGCCCATCCGCTCCCACTCCGCGCCCGCGGTCGCGCCGCGCCGGACGGCCAGCCGTCGCTTCGCCTCCACGTCGCCGAAGACGGCCAGGGCCTCGTCCACGCCGCCGGTAAATTCGGGTCCCAGCGGTCGCGTCGCCCAGTCCTTCGGCGCCGCGTAGCCGGCCCTTGGGGTGTAGTGGCGCAGCAGTGCGACGCCACCGAGCGCTGCGGCAACAGTAGCAAGCGCGGGGCCAAGCGCGGTGGTAAGCAAGCTGCCGCCAGCCACTTTGAGTGCGGCCCACAGGCCGCCCTTGGCGACGACGCCCGCGCCCCCCTTCGCGAGCAGCATCTTGAACGCTGCAAAGAGACCCGCGCCGGTTGCCATGTCGCCCATCGCTTCGGGCAGGCCGATGGCCTTAGTCAAACTCTTCGCCGGCCAGGAGAGCAGCTTCCATGCTGGGGCCAACACCGGCTTGACCGCCTGAAACTTTGGCAACCAGCGATCCAGCGCCGCGATGATGCGGGGCAGGAGCATGGCGAGGTCGCCCAGGAACTTGCCGAGCGTGGCGCCAATCTTGTCCCAGTTAAGGGTGAGCAGCTTCGAGAACAGCTTGTCCATGCCGGGCAGCATGGCCTCCCCGAGCTTGAGCTTCAGCTCGGCGACGCTGGCCTTGAGCCTGGCCAGCTTCGCGAACGGCGACTCCAGCGCGTCCTTGAACCGCCGCTTCACGAGGTCGCCGCCTTCGGCCATGCTCTTGAGCGCCTGGGCGAAAGCCTTGGGGGCCTGGCCGAGCTTGTTCGTCAGGGCGAGGTAGGCCGGCATGTCCTCCATGCCGGTGAAGATGGCGCCCCGCTGCTTCTGGAGCAGGCCGGCCAGCGCCAGCCCCTTCCGCTCGATCGGGAGCTGCATGAACTGCGCCACGTTCCGCATCGGGAAGCCGAGCTCACGCAGGGCCTTCTGCACCTTCTCGCCGCCGACTCCCTCCATGGCCGCGGCGAGTTCGGCCGCGGCGCGGTACAGACCCTTGCCCTGCATGTCCGCCGCCTTGAACGAGAGGCCGAGCGTCTTCACGTCCACGCCGATCTTCTGGAACGGGGTCTCGGCCGCGCGCTCCGCGATGCGGTCGAGCGTGCCCTTCAGGCCCCACGCCTTCACGTTCGCCGCGTTGATGTTGAGGCCGAGGAGGTGCATGGACGCCTGGGCCTGGGGGTTCACGCGCAGGGTCAGCAGCGTGCCCATGACGGCGCGCAGCTTGGTCGCGCTCTCCGCCGCGTTGCCAGTTCCACGCGTCAGACCAGTCAGGAGAGCCGTCGCCTCCTCCCAGGGCACGTTGAGCGCCTTGGCGTAGGGGAGCACGGTGCGCAGGGCCAGGGACAGATCCTCGAGGTTGAGCGCGCCGACGCCCTGGGCCGCGGCCAGCTTGCCCGCGATCGCCGCCATCTCCTCCTGCGTGTTCCCGAAGTTGTCATAGACCGTGGTGACGGCCTTGATCACCGTCGCCATCTCGGCCCCGTAGGTCTTGTGCGCCATCGCCGCGCCCCTGACCCACTGGGTCGCCTGGCGCACGTCCGCGGCCCCGGTCGAGAAGGACTGCCAATAGGCCTTGAGCAGGTCCATGACGTCGAGGCCCATCTCGACGGCCATGCCGCGGGAGGCCTGCGTGATCTCGTCCATCATCCGCATGATTTCCGGGCCGGTGCGGCCGCCGATCGAATGCAGGAGGTTCTGGACCTCCTTGGCGCCCTTGCGGTAGTCCATCACGCTGGCGAGGGGATCGATCACGGCCTGGTGGAGTCCGACGCCCAGGCCGGCCAGCTTGGCTAGTTGGCCGACCCCGGACGACAGGCCGCCGAGCGACTTGCTGACGACGCCGAAGGAGCCGGCCATGCGCTTCGCGCTGCCCTCGGCCTGGCGGGCGACGGCGGAGAACTTGTCCTCCAGCTGCACCACCATCCCCATCCCGAGCTGCGGAGTCGTCGGCATGCTACCCCCGGAAGAGCGCGGCGGCCGCGCCCATGAGGACATTTTGCACGCGGACGCGCGACGATGCAAGGGATATGAGCTGCTCTAGGATGGCGGCCGGGGTCGCGTGCAGGTCGGGGATGGTCCAGCCGTAGGCTTGCGCCGTGAGGTAGACGGCCTCGGACCAGCCGATCCAGTGGCCGTCCTCGGGGTCCCTCACGCAAGCCCGAAAAAATCCAGCACCGTCTCGTCGGACAGCAGGAGGTCGATCGTCCGCGTCGCCCCGCAGGCCGGACACGTCACCGTGACGGACAGGCCGGCGTCGCCGTCGTAGCGGGCCATCTGACGACGCACGTCGCGGATCTCGCGGCCGGACAGCGAGTTCGCGCCCAGGAACGGCTTGCCGTCGATCGTCGCCACGCGCCGCATGAGCAGGTCCGCGAACTCGTTGACCTGCACGGCCAGCGAGGCGCAGAGGCCGCGCCACGTCTCGGGCCGCAGGACGACGGTGCCCCACGCGTGCCTGACCGTCGCCGCGGACGCATCCGGCTCCCGGCCCTCCAGCTTCGTCAGGTCGATCGGCTGGGCCGGCTTGAAGCGGAGGCCGGTGCCGCCCGTGTGGGCGGCGGCCGCGGCGTTGGCGCAGGTGAACTCGCACTCCTCCAGCAGCGGCCCGTAGCTGAGGACGCGGACCGCGCGGACCTGGCGGCGGAAGTCGTACTCGGTCAAGTCCATGGCAGGGAACGCGTCGTCCTGGCCCTCGCCCCTTTCGACGACGACCTTGCGGCCGTCCACCGTCACCAGGCATTCGGCCAGGTAGGCGGCCATGGACTGGAGGCCGGCCCCGCTCCGCATCGCCGCGATGGCCGCGCCCGTCACCTCGCGCAGGACGACCTTGCGGCCGTCCGCAAGGGCCGATTCGCACTGCTTGAACTCTCTCATTGCTGGCGTCTCCTATGTCGGGCTGCGGCGGGCGCTAGGCGTGCTCGTCGTAGCTGTTGATGGCGAATGTGAGGACGAACTTCTTGGGGTCCTTGCCGCCTCCCTCGCGCTTGCCGGGGTCCCGCTTCTTGGGCCAGATCGTGAGGACGTGGACCCACTTCTGCTTGCCCGCGTTGTCCAGGTCGACGACCTGGAACACCTTCTCGACCTGCTCGGCGGGCAGGCCGACGCCGGTCTTCGGGTTGACGACGGAGGTCCAGTAGAGGTAGAGCGGGTCGTTCGACAGGTTCGCGCTCTGCGCGAACTCGACGTCCATGTCCTCGTAGGTCTCCGTGCCGTCCGGATACTTCTGCGGCGACACCGCGCCCATCGGGTGCACGGACACCTCGCCGTGCTCGCGCACGGGGAGTTTGACGCTGACGACGTTCGGGCACGGGCTGCCGTCAAAGAAGCACACGGTCTGCCCTTCCGCGATGGGGATGGTCTTGACGAGGTTGCCGGCCATGGTGTCCTCCTTCCGTTATTCTTCGGTCTCGGCGAACTGCGCCGAGGTTTGGGTGAGCACGACGTCGAAGGTCAGCTTGCGGATGCCAGGGATCCCGACGATGAACAGCCGGACCTTGTACTCGCCGTTGGCGAGGTCGGGCTGCTTGTTGTACGTGGCGTCCTGGCGTCGCACCGCGTGCTGGTCGCCCTGGTACTGGTAGCCGATCCCCTCCGGGCCGTCGAAGCCCTTGGGGTCCTCGGTCCCGATCGCGTCCAGGTCCTTCTTCATGCGGCCGTACAGTTCGCGCCACGCGCTCGGCTCGTTCGGGTCGAACTCGATCGCCTGACGGTGGTAGCTGAACCGCCGCTTGACATAGTTGCAGAGCTCGCGGATTTCGGTGAACCGGCGCTGGCTCCGCGCCCGCTGGCACGTCAGCGACTCGGCGAACTTCGTCACCTTCTTCCGCAGGTCGGGGTCGTAGGCCACGATCGCGGGGTTGACCTCGTTGTCGGTCAGCGTCGTCTGCGCCGGCTTGTTGTAGACGTTCGTCGCCACGCCGAAGGCGTTGGGGACGATGCCCCGCTTGTTGCCGGCCACGGCCAGCCAGGGCTTCGTCGTCGCCATCTTGCGGGCGTACAGCCCGATCAGCAGCGGCTGCACCCACTCGGCCACGGGCATCGCGGAGCCCTTCCGCTTCGTCTTGACGTCGCCCCATCCAAGGGTCGTGTAGCTGTTGTCCACGAACTGGTAGCCGTAGCCGCCCGAGCCCTGCCGGTACATCACGGCCTGCGCGGGCGTCAGCCCGAACGGGGCGCCCTGGATCTGCAGAATCGTGGCGCGGGTCTGCGCGTAGGCGGCCTGGTTGTACCAGATTTCCCCGTCGTCGTCGTCCTGCGCCATGTGCGTGATGAAGTCCTCGGGATCGAACAAGGTCTGCCGGCTCAGGTAGTCCGCGGCCGCCACGGCGTCGCTCGCCGCCCCGCCGGTCAGGGCCAGCGGCCCCGCGTTGGCGGGCCGGGACGTGGTGAGCGCGTCGGCCGTGATCAGCGGGTCCACGCCGTTGAGCACGTTCTCGACGAAGTTGGCCTTCGTCGGATCCATGCTCAGGTTGAAGTAGGTCTGGTTCAGCGCGGGCTGCTCCGAGAAGGCGACGGTCAGCTTGAACAGCGACGCGGACCCGGACGGGTCGGCCGCGATCGTGACGGTGACGAGGTTGCCCCACACCCCAGGCGAGGTCGCCGTGATCCGGAGCGTCGGCGTGCCGCCCCCGGTGTTGAAGGTCCGCGTCGCCTTGACCGCGCCGGCCGCGACCACGCGGGAGAACAGGACCTTGGCCCCGCTCGCCAGGTAGTAGAGGATGTGGTTGACGACCGGATAGGCCGCGGCCTCCAGGCCCACGTGCCGCTCCACGTCCGCGGGGGACGTCAGCTCGACGTAGCCTTCGTTCTCGTCCTCCTGCGTGGGGCCGCGCCGGGCGATGCCCTGGAGCGCGAGGATCATGCCGCCCTCCTGCCACGGCACGTAGGTCAGGTCGATCTCGTTCATCTGCAACGTCATGGATCCCTCCTTACGGCGTTCCGTCCAGCCGCTCCAGCGCGCCGAACTCATCATATTTGAGCTTGTCGTAGATTGCAAGGCTGACGTTCTGGATGACCTGACCCCAGGACACGTGCGTGCCCCACACCAGCGGCACGTTGCGGTAGCACACCACGCAGGCGAGCGCGTTCGCCTTCGCCTCCGTGGCCTCCCACTTGTACGTCGGGGTGTCCCGATAGTAGGGCACTTCCTCGCCGCACAGGACCAGCGCCGCGTCCAGGGCCAGGTTGAGCAGCTTCTGTTCCAGGTCGAACGGCGGGTGCTCGTCGCGGTAGCCGACGATCCACTCCACGAGCACGTCAAACGGCTGCGGGTTCTGCAGCGTGAAGGTCTTGACCTGCGGGCTTTCGGTCCCGTACTTCTGCGCGATCGTGGCGGCCGGCGGCAGCCGGCCCACCTCCGAGTCGCGCACGTCGGACAGGCGGCCGAGCAGGCACGGCGTCTTCGCCCCGGCCGGAAAGACCGGGTCCGTGACGAAGTGGAAGCGGGCCAGCGTGCCGGCCCCGAACAGCCCGGTCGTCAGCCTGCCGGCCTCCTGCGCGAACAGCTCGTAGAGCCAGTTGACGGTGCGGGGGTCGATGAAGCCGGTGTCCTCCAGCGTCGTCGGGTTGACGAGGTTCGCCTTGGCGTAGTGCTGTCCGGTGTACGCCATCAGACGTCCCTCGTCGTCACGTTGAACCGCCGGCCCAACGTCGCCCGCAGTCGCTTCGCCACTGCCCGCCGGTAGAGCCTGTTCGCGTCCGCGGCGAGGCGGACGCTCCGCGCGATCGGCCGGAGCCACGGTCGGGCGGGCGGATGCCCTGGAACCGTCTTGCTGCCTTCCTCGTGGATCGCCCCCAGGTTGGCGATGGTCCCTTTGTAGCGCGGGTGCGGGGCGGTGCGCAGGATGCCGGAGAACACGGCCTTGGGGTTGACGCGCCGGTGCGTGATGGCCGCCTTGAAGTCGCCTTCGTCAATGAGCGCCTTGGTGCTGTGCTTGTAAGCGATGGTGATGTCGGCCAGCGGCTTGAAGGGCTGGCCGCCCGGGGCCTGGCTGACGATGCCCCGCTTGAGCTCCCGCGCGTAGAACATCCCCACCTGCGTCAGCGCCCGGCCGGCCGCCTTCTCGACGTCGCCGGCCGCGCGCGCCAGGGCGTCCAGCGCCTGCTTCACGTTGCGGCTCGTGGCCCGCGCATAGGTCGCCATCGTCAGTCCTCCGGCGCGTCCCAGGTGAAGCGGTAGTCGAGCCGCTGGAGCGCGTGCCCCTCGTGGTAGGCCGACTCGTCGCGGACCTCGACGATCTCGGCCGCGAAGGCGCGGCCGTCCACGGTCTGAATCTGATCGCCCTTCTTGAACGCGTACGGGACCGGCTTCTCCAGGTACACGTAGCCGTCCACCCGGTCGCCGTCGCCGATCCGCTTCGGGTCCTGGCGGTCCTGCGTCGCCGCGTGGACCTGCCCCCAGACGGTGCGGCTCGTGCCCGGGAGCGGCCCCTTGCGGCGCTTGAACGTCTGGTCCCAGTTGCCGGCCGAGACGTTCACGGACAGGATGACGAGCTGGACGAAGTGGATCAGCATCGGCCGCCTCACAGGGGGCGGTAGGGCCGGAGCGTCCGCCTGGCCCACGTCTCGAGGTGCTGCGCCTCCCGCACCACGGACGACAGGTAGGTCGAGGCGCTCTCGTCCCGCGTGTAGCCGTGGCGGTCCGCGTGCTCCGACAGCAGGCCGGACGGCTCCGGGCTGCCCGTCACCTTGCCCCACGTGGCGAGGTAGGCGCGCAGGAGCACGAGGCGCTCGACGTCGGCGCGCAGGCGCCCGCAGTAGGTCAGGGTCGAGGCCGTCGGGATCGTCTGCCCCGGCGTGCCCCACTGGTCCAGGGTCAGCGTGTCGCCCGCGCTCGCCGCGGCCACGACGATCGACTGGTCGCGGGAGGCGTCGTACAGGACGTCGCCCGGCCCCACGGCGAAGGCGGCGGACAGCCTGAGCGACGTGGCCCCGGCCGCCGCTTCCGCCGCGGTCGTGACGGTCGTCCCGGCCTTGTCCGGCTGCCGGGCGCGGTCCGTTGACAGGCACGCCCACAGGGCGGTCACGTCCCAGATGCCCTCGATCTGGTCGCCGAGCGCCAGCCAGTGCTCGCCCGGACGGTGCGAATACTCCGTGCTGTCCCACGTGTCGGTCTCGTAGGCCGACGCGTCGTCCTCCCAGTAGACGTCCAGGACCTCCGCGATCGACACGGCGTAGGCTCCCATCCAGAGGCGGTCGCAGGGCTCCGTCAGGCGGATCCGCCGCTTGTATTGGCGGGGCAGCAGGTCCATGTCCAGCTCTTCGGCGAGGCGGGCCGTCTCGGCGACGGCGGCGGCGTAGAGCTCGTCGTACAGGGCCAGCGCGTAGGGAGACGAACCGAGGATCTGGAGCCGCCGTTCGAGCTGCGGAAGCGGCAGCCGGGAGAGGAAGGAGAACCGCGCGTATGCCTCTCCCACGTCGCCCCCTTACTTCGCGGCGGCCTCCGCCGGCTGGAACGTCCGATAGGACGCCCGGCGGATCTCACGCGCGGGCGGCGCGTCCAGGCGGGTGCATCCGGCCTGCACGAGCAGGTTGAAGTGGTCGCTGCCTTCGTCGGCCTCGCGCACGTCGCCCCGCTGGAGCTGCATGATCACCGCCCCCGTGAACGGGTGCCTGATCGTGACGGACGCGCGGTCGCACCGGAACCGGGCCACGGAAGGCGCCGCGGCGGGCGTCCCGGG